AGCAAGCCATAACCAATATCACGAAAGCTATTGAAAAGGGTATTGCGTCTGACTCTCTTATGAACCGCTTGGTCGAACTGGAAAAGGATAAGCGGGATATTACTCGGCAGCTTGCGGAAGAAGAGAAGTATATCTATCGCATTGACCGAGATCAAATTGTGTTCTGGCTCAGTAAATTCAAGAATGGAGATATCAAAGACGAAAAGTTCAGGCGGCACATTATCGACCTGATAGTAAACTCTGTCACCGTTTGGGACGAGCCTGACGGTTTCCGCATCACCACCGCATATAACCTGACTTCCTGCAAAACCAAGACCTTTAGGGTAGACAAGAACACCACGCCTACTCCTACCTCCGGGTTCGTATTTGAGGGGTCAGCGTGTACCATTGAGCGCAAATCCGAACCCTTTATTGTATGGGGAACGGTTTTCGTTCAAACAAAAAGACACTCCTTACCATAACGGTAGGGAGTGTCTTCTTTTATTCGCCGGTGAAGCCGTTGGCCTTGGCACACTTTAAGCCGCTTAAAATCATCTGGTCTTGTGCCAATTCCCGTTTCATCATCTCATAGGCGGGAGTTCCAAGGGAGGTTTCCCACGCTTCAAGTTTCTTACGGTCATCGACAGCATGACCTTCGTATAGGCTTATCAGGTTGTCCAGCGTCACGTTCCGCAGGACTTTCATGCCAGACCAAACTTCTCAGCAAACCGATGAAGGAAAACCATCATCTGTTCACGGGTACAGAAAGAGCGGTACATCTTTTTACCGCTGGTATCACCGGCGATCAGGCCGTTGTTTTCCGCCCAATCACGGTCAGCCTGACTCCAATCAGCAGGAGATTCCTCCGCCTTGCGAGAAAGCCAGTTGTCCATCATTTTGTCAAAATCTGCCTGTGTCACTTCGTCTTCCTCCTTTACGAGTGTATAGTCAGGGCGACCATATCCGCCGATCTTGGCATAAGTCCGCTGGTAGGACTTACTTCGCACACAGCCGCCATTGGCAATCATCCCGGCTGCGCTGGACGTATTACCCTCAATGGTATAAATCCTGCTGCTGTCCACCTTCACGACAATGCCAGTATGAGCCATGGATTTTCCTCCATCATTGGAGAAAAAAATCTGGTCGCCGGGTTGCGGGTTACTGGTATAAAACCGATTTTTCGCCTTGTAGTAACTGGCAGAACCCGTACAGCCAGCCCCTACGCCGCCCATGCTCTGAAAGGTCATGGACATAGCGGTATCCAGTCCAAAGGTCTGAATGAAACACCAGTCCACAAACATATCGCACCAAGAGAACCCGTTCTTTTTGCCGTTGTAGACCCCAAGCTGGTCAAGATCACGGGCATACTTGGTGTAGTTGGCGCTCCCGGCATTGGCGGTCTTATCGTCAAGCTGAGAATTGGAAGCCTTTTCGAGATATCCTTCCTCCGCCTGTGCCGTTGCCAGCAGCTTTTCAACTGCGGTCACAGGTCATTCCTCCTTCGTAGTGCTGTCCAAAATGTCCTGCGTCTTTTGACTTTGCGTCCCGAAGTAAAACGCAATGATGACGGCGTAGATGGTCATGAAGTCCTGACTGATCTTGCCGCTGACCGCCATGTACGCAAACACCACCGTCAAAATGAGGGTGACGATAGACTTGACAGACAGCAGCGCCGCCAGACGCTTAATGATTTTTTCGTTCATGCTGCTCCTTTCTGGTGAGTTTAGTGAATCATTTTCGATTTTTGCCATAAACTCTCTTATAGAAGCTCCCTATAAGGGGATTTATAGTGAATTTGAGAAATGGGTCACTAAACTCACTAATCACAATCCACTTGGCTGTTTACGATCTTCTTCATAGCGGACTCAAAAACGATGCCGCCAGAGGTATTTTCTTTCTCAGACTTCTTGTAGTACATTGCCTGAGAAACACCGTAAGCTGTCCATGCGCCGGTGAGGGTAACGGACAACCACGGCAGAGTGCCGGTGTAGTTCCGTTTGATACAGTAAAATGCCAGAATAATGAATGACAGGGTGAGTATCCAGATCAAAACGCTTTCCTGAATGAGTAGCATTTTGGAAAATGCTGTCTTCTTTTCAAGACGCAAGACCGTCACTCCCTCTCAGTGAGAATGTTCCAAGTCATCAATCCGATGGTTGATGACCTTGATCTGTTCCTCCATCACGGGAACTCGCTGGGCGAAATTGTTGTGCGCTCGAACCTCACGGGTCAGCTCGTCCAGCTTTGTTTCCGTCACAGCCTGATTCTTACTGTTGGCAATTAGGACACCCACCAGTGTAACGGCACCAGATACAAGTGCCACAATAATTGCTTCCATTAGAACCCCTCCCTTACACCAGATCGGAAATGATCTCGCTGACAATCGTTCTCAGGTTGAACAGGTTCGGAACCTGATCGACCGTGAACACGCCGCACAGAACCAGACTGACCCAAGTCTTGACCAGACCGCTATTCCTTGTGAACGCCATCCTTATTCACCACCTTCCAGAATGGCAGCAACGACCTCTCGGAGATTGCTAAGATTGGGAACCTGTTCCAAGGTGTAAGAGCCTTGCCGAATCAGGTTCACCCATGCCTTGACCAAACCACTGTCTTTGTTGAACATCTCTCTTTACCTCCTATTATTCCCCGGTGGGCGTGATAGCATTGGCGAGCAGGATAGACAACTCAGCCAAGGCCATTTGCACATCGGAAATGTTTTCGGTGTTGGCGGCAAGCGCCTTATACAGCTTTTCCGTGGCCTTCTCCTGAGCGGACTTCTCACCGAGGACAAACCACGACTTTCCATCGTTCACACGATTGCTCAGAAGTTTCATATCGGAAAAGCTCTCGGTGGTCGTTCCGTCAGAGATTTCCACCGTTCCGAGATTGTCTGCAAAAATGCTGTCTTCGAGAACGGTTTCCGAGATATAATTGTTCCCGTTCAGTTCGAGGTTTTCCAAGACAGTCCCGTTTTGAAGTTTGATCGAATACATTCTTCTGTTCCTCCTTTAGTTGTTCAAATAAGGTGTTCATATTTTGACGCTGTTGCTTACTCATGAGTTTATAGCGACTATCGAACCATGAATGGTAGAAATCATTAAACTCCAACGGAGTCATGATTTTGTAGAGCTTTTTCATCTTTCGCCGCATTGCGGTCAACCGTTTCGGGTTGATCTTCTGGATAATTCTCCCGGTGTCAGTGAGTGAATACTGCACTTGAAGAAATCGCCAATAGTCTGACAGCTTGCAAATGCGGGTCTTATTGACATTTACTGTGATGCCGATAGAATCCGCAATGGAAATGATATCGGAAAGTAAATCTTCTAGGAACGCTTTATTCTCGTTAATCACATAGCTGTCATCCGAATATCTAGCGTAGAATGGAACGCCCTTAACGATCTTCACATAATTGTCAATCGGTATCGGGTAGATAATCCCGGCGATTTGGGCGACCTGATCTCCGATGTTCAAATGTTTCTCCATGAACTTTTCGCCGGTGAAAAGCTCTCTGTCAAGTTTCTCATATTCCAGCGAATTGAAGACCCCGTTCAGGCAGGTGCGATACTCTTCATCGGTCATGTAGGACACATCGACCTTTGAGCGGTTTAGAATTTCCCGCAACAGCCATAGAGCGGTATCATCGGACACATACTTTTCAAATAGCTCCATGAGAACATCGTGCCTGATATTGTCATAATACTTGGAAAAATCTATCAAAAGAATGTATCCGTCATTACTGCCGTGCTGCTGATAATACCGATGAAGATGGGTCAAAAGCCTTTGACGGGTGAAGTCAATCCCTTTGTCTTTTTGACTTGCTCCATTATCGTAAATGAGATATTTTTTCAACGATGGAGTTAATACCTCGTCACATAAACTGTGTTTTACGATACGGTCAGGGAATTGCTCACCACAGATAAATCGGGTCTTTCCACGTTCATGAATTACAAAGTTCGTGCCGGGGAGAAAACGATAGGTCTTTTCGTTCAGCTCTCTTTGCATTTTGGATAGACTCAGCAGATAGGTCATTTCAAAATGCTGTACTTGTGGTTTCCAATCACTACCTTTCTTTGCGGTTAAGAAAGCGTCATAAAGGGAATTTCCATCAGATATTTCACGCTGATAACCATAGTTCTCGTAAGAGCCGGTGTCGTGTTTAATGTTTACCATATAGGAGGGACAACCTCTCCTTTCCCTATCCGCAGAACGGTCAAATGCCTATTCAACTGCGGAAGTGAAATCGGGGCGAACGCCATTAGCATTGGAAGCGTTGTTGTTGTTCGCATTACCGTTGTTGTTGCAATTAGCGAAATTGGCAGCGGAGTTATCAGAGATTGCCCCTTTGAACTTGTTATCAGACTTCCTCCAACCCTTGATAAGATTGATCTCTGTCTGAATCATCTCGCCAAACCGTAGATAGGCGTTTACATCGACCGGGAGGGTTTCGATTGCATATTGAAGTTCTTGCGTAAGGCGGAAACAGTGACCTAGTGCCAAATCTTGATGAATCCTGCGCTCCGTGAGTTCTTCTTCACAGGTGGGATAGATGCTGTTCGCCAGATATACCTCCCCGGTGATATCCCGCAGACAGTCAATGACGGCTTTCCGCTCGTCCTGAATATACCACTCGTCAAATGCCGTCCACCGAGTTTTCAGGCGGTCATACAATGCTTTGTCACTGTCGCTGAGGTCTTGGTACTCTTTCCCACCAAAGCGCCGTGCGAGCAGCTTTTCAGCCTTTTCAGGACTGTACCCGAAATCCCGCAGCAGGAGGTCGGTGATCTCCTTTCGCATATTGGTCAGGTGGTGGAAGACCTCAAACTGAGATGCCTTGCGTTTTCTTTTCAATACTGACATATCGGAAACCTCCGGTCATGCGCCCCACAAGGGGGCGCAGATTTAGGATTTAATGGAGAAAGCGGGGCGAACGCCACCAGCAAGGGAAGCGCTGTTGGCGTACGCAGCACCGCCGTAGACGCAAAGAGCGAAATTGGCAGCGGAGGCTACATCACGCAGCCAGAAGGTGACACGGTTCGTAATCATGTCGGGGCGGAAAGCGAACAGCGGGTACTGGCTTTTGTCGATGGTGTAACTATACGCAAAGGCCGTCCCTTGCAGAGCGTTCTTGAAAATCTTGCCGCCGTAAACATTGTGTTCGGTCATCAGCTCCACGGTACTGTCGTACCAAGAGAAACCAGACTCGTAATTGTCGGTCACGGCGTTCGGCAACAGCTGACGATGGTTCAGCACATGAGCCGAGCCAAAGGCGGTGTTGATGGTGGTCTTGGCCTGAGAAAGTCCGCTCTGATACATCTTGGAATTGACGTATGCGCCGGTCGTGACGTTGGTATCGTTCATGACATGAGAGTACAGAGAACTATCAGGCACAAGGGTAACGTGGTGGGTGGTGCAAGCGGTGTCGCCGGTATTATAGTAGTAATCAAATGCCGCAATGCGGTAATTGACACTATTGATCGTCCAATAATCTCCGATATAGAGATCGTCAAACGTGCCAGCGGAAATAGCCGCCCACTGTGCCGCCGTGACGCTTGTGCCGAGGTATTTCCCTCGGTAAATAGCGTTGTGCGCTCCTGCGCCAGACGCATTGACCACGCTGGTCAGGGCGCTCACGGTGTCGGTGTTGCCCTGAATCAGCTTGCTCAAATCCGCCTTGAAATTCTTGACGGAAATGGACTTGACTCCGTTATCGTCATGAATCAGGAGAATTGCGCTGTCAGGAGCTTCGAGAACACTTTCCAGCTCCGTGAACTTCTTGGT